CCAGTTGATGTACAAAATGAGATTAGAAATATAATTTCTAAATGGTATGATAAAAACAACTTAAAATAGATGAATTATGACAACTTTAAAAGAATTTGCAAAATTAGTTTCTAAATATAAATTTTTGAAAGTGGAATATAGAAAGCCATATTTGAATGCAATGGGATTTAGTATTATATCAGAAAAATATGTAACTTACGAATCAGTTCATGAAAATAATGATATTAGATATTATTTTGATGACAATTTAAAAAATGATAATATTCGCTCTAAAATAGAATTAAAAATGTTTTTGAAAAATAAAAAAGAACAACTTAAAAGTAAGATAGATGAATTATGAAGAAATTGAAATTAAAGGATGAATTTTTTAAGCTTTATAAATAGAATAAGATGGATAGCGCAGATACGATAAATTTTTTAAGTAAGATATTAAGAACTCATCAGAAGTTAAGATTTTCTGAATGGATAACAATTAGGCCTAAAGATGAGGCATTAATGTTTAATGTCAAAGTGAATCCAAAAACAGAAACGGCAGATATAACAATAGATGAAAAGATTTTAATGGAAACTGTAAATTTAGTCGATTTAGATAGAAAACTAACAGAATATGGATATTAGAATAATCAAAAATTTAAATTCTATAAAGAAAAAAGAATTTCCTTTAACAAAAATAATGATAATGAAAAATGATGTAAAGGAATGGATTTTTTATGGATTTTATAATGATAAAGATTTAATTGGAATTTTTTCAATATATTGTGATAGAATAGAAAGTTTTGAAACAAAAAAACATTTTTCTGGATATGGAAGAAAAATGTTCAAAGCTATGACTTTAATGTTAGTGAAACAAAATCATTTTATAATTTCCCTACATAGTTTGCCAATGAGTTCTGGATTTTATAAGAAAATGGGAATGATTGATATAGGCGAAGATGAATATATGATGTACATTTAGTATTCATAAGGATCATCACAGAAAAATGTCTGTGGCGGAACATAATCATCATTTTTAACAATTTTAACATTATCAAGATCAACTTGCGGTTGCATCGTTGCATAAATTGCCCAGTATAAAGCAGAAACTAAATCGTCGTGTTTATTTCTAGGAGCTTTGAATACATTAGGCGCAACTTCTTCAAATATAGATAATTCATGGATTGTATCTTTATCGTGTAATAAAAGAATTTTATTTTCTATGACTCTTTTAAGTTCTGTACAAGCATCAAGTTTTGATGCTTTTGTTGCTCTTGTTCCAATTCCATGATCGTCGGTATTAAGAATTGACTGCATTTCCAAAGTAAACCAACATTCGTCGGCCACCAATCGGCCGACTTCATTATTTTCAATTATAGTTAATGCATTATTATACATATCAGATATTTTTTTAACTTCAGATGAAAATTTACCTGCAGAAATTGTATTACATGCATAAACAGCAACCTGTTCAAATTTTGTTTTTGATATAATCTTTATTACCTGAACAACAGAATAATCTTTTCCTGAACCGTTAGCTGAATCTACTCCCATAAGATACATTGCGCCGGGTTGAGGATTTTCAAAAATCTTCAAAGCATAGCCATCTTTCCAATCAATTGGCTCAGACGGTGTAAGTTGATCTAGGGCATCTGCTGCAATTAGAGTGGTGCTAGAACCTATGAATTGGCAGTTGTGATTAACAATACCATTGGATAAATAAAGGCCTCCAAGGACCCCCAGAGGGCCATAATGCACCATATTTTCACCAGTTTTTATATTGACAATTTTCTTTGGTCCCGAGACAGTATCTATGAAGTCACCAACTTTAAGATCTTTAGCAACTGTCATTTTTTGCTTAAAAACAAACAAATGACCCATAGAAGTCGAGATTTTTCGGCCATCTTCCAATTCAAAAATTAATGTATTCGATGAATTTTCGATAGCAATTGCACTAAAGGGTTTATATCCATCTGGTGTAAGAATTTCTATATCTGAAAGATTAGGAATGATTTTCATTGTAATATATTTATGACTTACTTACGAATGTAATAATATCCGTCGGAACAGCAAGTTATGGCTATTGAATATGAATTGCCTTTTGTGTAAACGTGCTGAATTCTTGTTATCAAATATCTTCCAGTATATGTTTTATGTTCAGTTTCTCCGTTAAAATCTACATAAATTAGACTTCCAAGTCTAGGAAGATTACTAACTAAATTATAATAAGAATCAAGTTGTTTTCCCATATCCAAAGACATTATGAAAAATGTTTGAAAAAATGACTTTTTGCAATTATCATTATGGGCAGGCGATATTTCATAATTTTCATGCATATCGGGAAAATGAATACCAGCATTTATTGTTTTATTAGTTTTTTCCAATTGACTAGCTTCTTTATTACTAATAGAAGCTAAATATGATTTTTTTACACTAGCATTATATTTTAAATATTTTTTATCAAAAGTTGTTCCTAAATCTAATGTATCGCCGAAAGTAAAACTATCATAATCCTGTATAAAGTCTATAGGATCGTAAAGACTTACTGATTGCTTATCACCGCCTTCGTTAGTTATTAAAGCTCCAGGGTTTATATTGTAAATACTTCCATATATTGCAGTATTTGGATATTTTTTGTTTAATTCTTCAGAAGATGCAGTTTTTAATAAATCGTTATATTTTTTAGTATGAATGTAAGAATTTTTTTCCGGTTGATTGCATAATGTTTTTATGCTTGAATATTTACATTTTCCATTTATATCTGTAAACATCAATGTTGCATCTTCTTTCTTTATGAAACTATGATTTATTATATGATCTATAAAATTCTTATTGTTAAGAGTTCCGTTTATCCAATATTGTGAATCATTTGTTTCAATATCAGATTCAAATGTCATTCCAATTTTTTGAATGATGTTTCTTAAAACATCAACACTGCTTTCTTTTATGTTAATGTTTATAGAATCTTTGTACGGATATGGCATTATAGAATTAAATAAACTTTGGCAATCATAAATGCAGTTTATACTATAAGCAATTTGAGAAGATGTTATATCTGGAGAAATAGCAACATCCTGTATTGTCATTCTTGTTGTTATATAAGGTTCTTTTTTATTTTGGTCATTTTTATTTTTGAGATAAATGTTAATAAATATCTTACGTCCAATATTTAATGGATATAAATCAAAAAATTTACCAGAATCTAAAAGAAGAATTTTTGCTGTTGGAAGCATGGAAAATATATTTTCATCCATAGTTATTTTTTGAAGTGAATTTAAAGGAATAACAATACCTTTATTTGGATCTGCATCATCAAGCAATAAAGTAAAGTCAATAAGTGAATTATACTTTTGCGAAGCTATTCCAGCAGATTCTCTGGATATTTTTTCTATATTTGTATTATAATTCATTTCAATGTAAAGGAGATCCCAGGATTTCCTTCCTTCCAGCCGTTTATTTCAAAATTATCTATAATGTCATAAGCTTCTTTAATTGATTTAGGAGAAGTGAACATTCTAAATTTTTTATCATTTAAAGCAAGAAAATATGAGGCTTTTTCTAATGTAAGATAAATAAAAAGATGCAAAGCTGCTAATGTTTTTAGAAAATATTTTTTCTCTAAGTATATTTCAGTGGCCTGTTTTGCCAATGTTTCATTTTCGTTTTCTATATTTTCAAGATGTAAAAAACATTTTTCTATCTTTTTGCTATCTATACCTAGAAGTTTTTTTAATTCTTGAGCGCATTCGTCATTTAATTTAGTATAGCTTTTACTGTTATCTCCTAATCCATTGAACAAAGAATAAATTAAACTTTTAGAAAGAGATTTATATTTTTCATTTTGTCCATTTCCAATAACTGCATTTGAGCCTTTTACTTCTATTTTTTCATTAGAATTTAAATCAATGAGATCTCCGCCATTTTTTGAAAATCCTATGTTATTGAACAATGAAGCAAAAAGAAATTCTCCTTTGCCAATAGCTGGTCTAGCTGAAGTAATACTTAAAGCGTCCTTGATATATTCTTTCTTAATATATTTTGAAAGATTTGCATCGACAAGTATATTTGAAATAGAAGATGGACCAAAATTTCCAACATTAAATTTACTTTCATTTAATGCTGAAAAGAAATTTGCTGGATTTCCAGTCAGATATTTCATAAGTAACTGTTTTTGTTTTTCTTTAGCATCCTTATGTTTTCCAAGTTTCTTTTCAGTCCAAAATTTATCAAGACCTTTAGAAATTTCTTCAGAATTAGCTTCATTTGAAACTGAATCTATATTATCGTTAGAAACAGTTTTTGATATTTCTGTTCCATCGTCTTTTTTTATAGTTACTTCAGCCATTAGATATATGTCCCCAGAATTTCTAACAAAGATTTTCCTGACGTTCCGGTATAATTAGCAGTTGATCCAATTACTGTATCTGCTACAGCATTATTAGTCAAAGATTTATACTTAGTAGGATTAAAAACAAGATTTATATTACCATTACTTGCTGTTCCATTTAATTCAATAGCTCCAAGTACGCAGAATAACTGTTTTATCATAATTGCATTAGAATAACTTGAAGCATAATCATCAACCATGGATTGCTGTGCAGCTGTTGAAGTACTATATTCTGAATATCCAAAATACAAAGGAGAAACATCAACAGATCTTAATATGTTAACGTTAGCTCCGCCGTCGGAAGCATATTGACCGCAGTCACCAATAGTAAGTGTATTAGTTTCACCTTTATTTAATAAATTGCTTCCTAAATATGATGAATTCGCTGACATGTGGGCAAATTCAAAAGAATTATATTTTAGATTATTTAAATTGGAATCAAATGTCTCTCCGCCAACTACAATTTGTTTTTTATAACTTGTTTGAATATAATTAGAGTTTTTTGAACCAAGTAAATATGTTGGCGTTTTTTCAATTTGTCCTGAATAAGCTGTTAGTCGATTGCCAAAAGCATAAATACTATCCACACCAGACAAATTAGTATTTTCATTACCAAATACAAAGTTATTAGTTGCGCTGTTTATAATATTTGCATTTCCTGCTACAAATGTCTGTGAATCTTTACTCAATCTATTTGGTCCGAAAACAGTTGTTCCGGTGCATGCTGAAAGTATAGAAGCCGCCGTATTTATTGTAGATGGTCTAAAATAAGTACTATTTTGATTATCATTTGCTGTTATGCTTCCTCCGCCAACCAATATTGTTCCATAATTTCCTGAAGTATAATAATCAGTTGTTAGAATATTAGCGTTCAGTCTTCCGTTTTCTCCGATATAATCTATATCAAATGAATCTTGGCCATCTTTTTTATAATATGTAGCGGCTATGCCATCCCAAGTTGTATCGGAAGAACTTGCACTAGATTTTGAAAGCATAAGTTGAGGTGCCTTTACATTATCTTGCGCTGAAGTCATTATGTTTAGCTTAGCAAGAGAGGCGAAATCGTTATTATAGTTATCGGTAATGTTATCTGACATAAACAATCTGCTATTTATAGTATAAACAGAATTTCCCGATAAATCTTTTAAATTGTTTGCAGAAACTTTATCGGCATTTAAAATATATGAGGAAACCGTTCCAAGTCCATCATTTACTTTAGAAAGTGTTCCAGCAAAATTCTTCCATTCAGTATCAATAGAAACTCCTGTAATTGCACCCTGAGATAAAGTGAAAAGCAATTTTTCTGAAATAACTGCAGCATTTGATACTGAATTAGAAACCGTTTGAACATCATCAAGATACACTATTGCTAATGGAACAGCATTTTCTAATTTGGCTTGAAGTCCTACTTGATTGAATTGATTGTAGGCCTGCCCCATTAATATAAATCCATTTATGTTAAAATTTCCATATATTAAGTTTTTATTGAACTGACTTGGCTTTATATCAAAAATTACAGAAGTTGTGGAACATTTTGTATTGTTAGCAGAGAAAGAAACTTCATCTCCGGCTTGTGATACAAAATCAGAAGTAAACATATGTGACCCAGGATAATTTATATAATTGGTATAATTTCCATCAATTGGAATCATATAAGAATTAGTATTTGGCGAATACGAAATATCATTCATAACGGCATAACAGTCATTTTCATAAAGTGAATTTAAAGTCAAATTAGCCAACGCTTCGTTGTTTTCTGCAGTTATAAGTGATTTGATATATTCATTAGGATCACTAAGAAGTAGATACCCATTGAATTGTAAAGTCAATCCACGAGACTGTTCTGCCATTGTACTTGCATATTCATTTAACCAAATTAATCTATATCCCATATTATCCTCTTATTATATTTATACAAGCGAAATGATTAGTGATACATTAAGGAATTAAATTTAAAAATACTGTATTGCGTCCCATGGACATGTATAACAAAAATCAGAATCTTCTGGTGTAAATGCAAAACTTATACTGCAAGTATTTGAATTTTTTAAATAAGAATCAAAGAATGGTAAATTTCTTGAGCTTTCAATATTAACGTATATATTATTTCCATTAAATGATACATCAGAAATATCGGCAATAGCAATTCCATTTATAGCATTCAAATTGTTATAAAAGGTCATTATAAACGCTGGATAATTAGATTTACTTCTATTCAATGCCAAAAAATACCATAGAGAATTTTTAGTTGCTTTATCTGATGTTGCATCATAATTAAGATAGGATGAATTTTTAGAAAAAATCGGAAATTTAATTAATCCCTGATTTCCACTAAATTCAAATGATACATTTTCGCTATTCCAATTAAATGTCATTTTCCTAAACTTTTTATTGGAAGAAATTGCAGAAAAACTGTCAGATAAATTTACAGTTCCATTTTTCATGGAATTTACTGATATAATTTTTATATCATCAAGAACACGATTTATAGGAATTATTGAAAGTATAATATCATAAAGATATGGTAAAATTTCAACAATATAATTTTCATTTTCTAATTTTATAGAAAAATGAGAAGATAGATAGCAGTTATCATTTATTGAACTGTCTCCTTCCTCAAAATATTGTCCAGTTATTTTATTTCTATACATTGGAATTAATGTACAGTTAAGACCAAGAATTCTAAAAATTAATTGAAAACTTTTCTCCGTTCCCTTTTTCATATTTATTGTTGGAAGGGCTTCATTTAATTTTTTTAAAATTGTATAAGAATCTGAAGTGTAAACACCATATTTGTTTTTTATTTCTACAATTTTATCAAGTGTATTCAAATTTATGTTAATTTCTGAACCATATTCTTTTCCAAATTTAGAAAGATAAACATTTTCACACATAGCTGGAGATTTAAATTCTCCAATTCTTTGAGTCTTTTCAAGAATTCCTATTTTACAATCAGAATCTAATGATGGAAACATTGTGTTAAGATATGTTGCAAAAAAGGAAGCAAAATCAAAATACTTTTCCGATTGAACAAAATTAGGCACAAATGGTGTAGGATCTATTTTTCTTATATTAGTTTCACATTCAGTTATCCATTTTCCAAGTGACCCATATACTATACTTTTTGCTTTAATTAATGCATCATAATCAGCTCTTAAATTACTTTTTAGATAAGCGTATGCCTTTACATATCCAGTTGATTGAATTCCGTCTACTTTTTGTTGAGCATTTGAATTATCCAACGCAGATGTATATGTACCATCTACTAAATATCCTAAACTATCATTTTCTAATCCTATTACTATAGAAAAATTTTGATCTTCATTTAAATTGTTTACATTTATTGATGTCTTTCCGATAATACCATTAGGTATAAAAAGATTTGCAGGATATGTATCAAAGAAATTAAGTTTAAGTCTAGAAATAGAATCAGCAAAATCTTCAGGAGATTTATCTATAAATGTAAAATCCTTAAAATCAGTAAAAGTAAATGCATTTCCAGCAATATCATATATCGTTACATATAAACCATCAAAAGAAATAGTATCTTTATCAGATGTTTGCTTATATAAAGTAAATGATACATTAAAAAGATTTTTATCAGCAGTTCCTATTTTGGCATTTTCTATAAATTTAGAAATGATATTATTTTTATTTCTATATTGTCCGAAAATTATGCCATTTGAATTTCCAATTTCTATAACTTTTCCATCAAGACCGGCTGCATCTGACATTATTAAACTAATATTGTATGATATAGTATTATTGCTATTGAGAAAAGATATATATGAAGATTCATCATTAAGAAAATTAGGTTTAGAATTTTTTATTATTACATTGGAAAGTTTACTTCCAAGGCTCATTGCATTTCCATTAGAATTAAAATAAATAGTATTTTCTGTAATATTATCTACATCACTATCAAATTTCCATGTCACATTTGTAGGTGTAGCATCAAAACATCTAAAACCATTTTTATATAATCTGAAAATTTCTATATTCATTTTCTTACCTTTTAGATGTAATATCCCAATGTATTAAAATTTCTTTGTGAAAGACTTATGACATTCAAAGCCGGCCATTCTTTTTTGCATCTATTGTATAAATTTGACACTATATAAATTTTTGAAATTATTGGATTTTTTAATGTAATAAAATCTTCTTTGTGATCACTTGTTAGCAAATGTTCAATTACTTCATCTTTATATTTATCTAATAGTTTTTTTGTATTTTTAATTAAGCAATTGATGTATTTATTTTTAGATTCATCAGAACAAGAATTTATGAATGTAATTAAATCGGTTGTATTAATTACATCTTTGAAAAACATATCCCATTTTTCTGAATATTCATTCATCATATACATTTGTAATTTGATGTCGTTATTCATAAACCAATTTTTTACATTTTCATAATTCCATATAAACTTTTTAAAGATTTTTGTTTTAATATCAACAATTTCATCTTTCATAAAATTGGAATAAGTTGTAAAATCAGTCCAAGATTTATCGTTTTCAGAATTTACTATTGTGTTTATGAATTGATTATTGTCTGTTTTTATTCCTTCTATTTTAATTAACACATCTGTATTAGTATTGGGATCATTTATGCTTTGAAAAATTGTTTCTATATTAAGTGATACCTGAATTTCTTTTGCTTTATTTATTTCATTTAATTTTGTTATTAAATTTTCATAGTTAGTAAAAACATATCCAAAAGATGGTGATGTACTTAAACAACTGTCAATAACTTCTTTTGTTATTGGAAGTGCTGTTTTCGTAACATCAAATATATATTTTCCATCTAACATAATTAACCTTCTGTATGTTTTGAAGCTTTTTCTGATGCATATCTTATTCCTTCAATTACTTTTTCATAGGTAGGAAATTTTACGGCAACTTCTGGCTGAATGTCATGAAATGGATCCATAAATCCGTTATACCAGCAAATAAACCACCATAATGCATCAGTGCGATATATTCTAAAACTTATTAAATCAGGACGACATTTTTCAGTATCATGAATTGTTGTCCAACTGTCTTCTCCAAAATCAAATGATCCAAAATTAGTAAATGAAGAAGAAAGATCCAATTCCTGTCTTCCATTTACACTATTTTTATTCATTACATTTGTTCTATCTAATATGTTTATCATTATATTGTATTTATAAATATAATTAGGAGAAATGATATGTCAATTTTTAGTGATTTTGCAAATTCTATTAATGATGTAGTAGATGCTCAAAATAATAGAGTGCAGAAAACACAAAAAGAAAGAAACGATCCAAAAGTTCAACAACAAGCCAAAATTGATGAAGCTGTCGGCAAAGAAGCAGTACGCCATGCACAAAGAAATGTTGGAGCAACAATAACAGGAACCCAACAACAAGAAGATGCCAGACATAATAATGAATTAGAAAAAATAAAAAAAGAAAATACTGTTAAAACAAGTGCAACATCCGTTCCAGAGCCAAAGCAAAATACTACACAAAATACAGATACCACTAAATATGCATCATCAGAATCATCCGATTTAACTTATGGAAATAATAAATTCTATCTTACTACAAAGTATCAATATAACAATATCTTAGAATCTATAAATTTTTGTGGTCTTTTAACAGAAATGCCAACAATTTCTTTTAAGACTAAGTGGGAAGATTCTCCAGCAAAAGAACTTGCAACTAAATTGAATGAATTGATAAATAACGAAAAAATCAACGGTATAGAATATTCCGTTGCAAATGGTAACACAATTCAGTATCAGAATCTTCAAGGAGCATATACACAAAGAATGTATAATGGGGCCGAGCCTTTAACATTTTCTTTATCTTTCAGAGCTTATCAAAATGATCCTTTTAATGATAAATTTACAAACTATAAAGATTGGATAAGTAAATTAAAGCAATGCACAGCGCCAAGAAGCTCAAGTATGATGGGATTTGGAAATACTATTCAAAATGTTTTTAAATCTGGAGAAGGCGCAGTTAATACTATATGTGATGCCTACAGTAATTTTAAAACAGCCACAGGTACTTCAGAAGAAGCCCAAAATAAAATGAAAAACCTGTATGACTTTTGTGTAGGTTTTATGGAATCTCAATACAAAATAGAAGATCCAGGGCAATATGTAGAAAATTTTGATTCATCAAGTTATTATCCTTTAATAATGAAAACAGATCTTGACTATTCTAAGATAAATAACATTTCATTTATTAAAAGTGTAATTTCTCAAATTGATAATGATAAAAAAACGGAATGGGATAATTTAAAAATAAATGGCGGAGATCAAAATCTTCTTGAAGAAGGACTTACTGGATTTAAGGCTATTGTAAGTGGCTATGACACAAACGATATTTTTGGAAACGATGCAGTTAGGCCAAACAATGCAATGAATATAGAAGGGAAAATCGGCGCATCAGTATGGTTTCTTGATATAATTAATGGAATGTTTTCTAAAAAGTTTGTAGTTTATATAAACGATTGGAATGTCAAACTTTCAAGAGAATGCGATAAAGGCGGTTCAATATATGCCGATTTTACAATAAATTGCAAATGTGATAGGCAAATTAGCAAAACTGATTTTGAAAAAATCATTGAATGATATTAGCCAAATCTCTTTCTGATAAAATGCAATTTGTTTCGAAATTTACAGTAAAATCTATATAAATAGGTTTAGCTTTATTTCCTATGTTTATAAAATTCATAGAAGGCTTCATAGACCAATCATTTAAAATCCAATCTACATTAGACTTATTATGGCACGCTTTGAAAATACTTCCATAATCTATCGTGAATGTAGCTGTTCCTCTAGCAGTTTGCCCTAATGTTTTTAAAATATTATCAACTTGTTTTCCTAAATTAGTTGCATCAGTGGAAAGCTTTTGATATTTTGCATTTACATTATCTTTCCAGCCTTCACCAGCATCTACTATACTTCCAGCCAATCCTATTGTATCGCCAGCAACATCTTTTACTTGACTTAACACATTGCCCGCTTCAGAAAATGCCGATTTAATTTTGTTATTAGGATCATTTTTAAAGCCATCAATTATATTTTCATAATTTTTAGTTAAATTCAAAAGACTATATGATTCTGGCAAAGATGCACCAGCTAAATGCTTAATAACAGTCATATAATCAGATGTCTGAGTTATTGTTGGAATATAATAAGATCTAAACTGAATAGATAAAGAAAGTGGTGTACCAGAATCTAAAATTTCTTGTGTCCATTTTCCAGTAGGAACCATTGGCTTATAAGAAGGAGCCAAAAGTTTCACAATCATATTATCATTTATGATATTTAAAAATCCTGTTACGAAAGCTCCGCCAGCATTTTTCCAAGTTGTAGAAATTCCAAGTTCAGGCGCATTTTCAGCAATTCCGTTAAAGGCAAGACAAATATTTTTACCTACACATTCATGAGAATAGTAAATATTAAATCCGCATGAATTTCTTACAATAGGACCATTTATTTTATCATTACTTGGTGCTTGAAAAATTGTAAATGTGGAAGCCATAAATTATCCTTAAATGAAACTAAAAAGACCAGAAGCTCCATTTTCATCTTTTATTTTTTTAGAAATTACTGTTGTATTATCAAAAATCTTATTAAGTGTTTTTGTCATTTCGTTAAGGGCTTTTGTCAATTCCTTATTAGAATTTTCTTTACTAGTAATACTAGAAATTCTTTCTTTCTCTATTTTCTTTGTAGGATCAAAATTTCCATCTGAAATTATTGTTCTGTTTTTATAATTTTTATAAGAATTCTGTTCATTGTTTGAATTATTTATTGAAGTTGAAACAGTCTTAATTACAGTTTCACTCTTTAGATTTTCAATTAACTCACCTACAGCTTTATCAAATTTTGTAACAGCATTGACAAAAGGCTGAACCATTCTGTCATATGTATTTACATTTTTTACATTTGAAATTGAACTATAATTGTTATGTATTATTTTTTCTACATTAAATGAATCAATTCTATCATAAATTTTTTCAAGTAAAGAATTCGTTTCCTTTAAGTTAGTGTTTAAACTTAGTGCAGGTTGACTGAGAAGAATATTTTTATTACTAGGAATTTCTTCTTTAATAGGAACAATATCGGCTTTCTTTATTTTTATTTTTGATATGCTTTCAATAATTCTAGCAGCACTTGTCTTAATTGCTGTTATTATGTTATTATTCAAAGAACTTATTTTCATATCTTCTTCGTCTTTTCCAAATAGAGATGACAACGCAGAAGCACCAATCATTGATAAAGTTATTTTTCCAATAGCTCCAAGAATTTCCATAGAATAATCAACAAGTTTTTCTATTAAGCCAAAAGTACTTTTTACTATTTCCACAATAGCATAAAATGGACTAAATGACATAGCTACAGTTTTAATAGCATCAACTACTAATGGAAAGTACTGATTTATTTTATCAACAACTTCTTTAATTATTGGAAGTAGCATTTTTACTATAAAATACATTCCTAATACAAGAATCAATGCTGCTCCAACTATGGGTGGAGTTAATGCGATAGCCAAAGCTATTCCTACTTTTATAGGACTTGCCCAAGCTATTATAAATTTATATAAAGCTGGAACCAATGTTTCAATGCCTTTTCCTAAAGCGCCCCCAACTTTATTAGTTACAGCGGATTTAGCGCGTTCTTTCAAAGAAAATTTTTCTCCAGATTCAGAAACTTTTGAAGTGGCTGCTAATAATGGCGCAAATGTATGTACAATCGTCTTAGAAAGATCATTTATATTTGCCTTTGTCAATTTAACAGATATTCCACCGGTAAGGAATCCAAATGCATTTTTGAATGCTCCGCCGATTATTCCTTTTATACCGTTATTTTCATTTTCTTTTTCTTCTTCAGTTTCAACCAAATCTTCAAGTTTAAGAGATATTTCATTCAACGCATCTTCATTTTTATCAGTTTCGTCTTTTTTTGATAAAAATTCTTTAGAATTTATTTTTTTCTTTATGTCATTTATAGATTTAAGTATACTTTGTGATATTTTATTTTGAGAAAGAAGATACGCATTGCTTATCTTTTGTTCTGAAACTCCCTCTGAAATTTCTTCATTAGAAGAATTTTGGTTTAGAGTTTTTGCTACTTCATCCATGCTTGCCATATTGTATTTATAAATATAATATGAAGAATACATTACATGAGAATTTATTATTAGAATATCCTCACGTTGAGCTAGAACTTGATGACGGGGATGTTACATATTGGGATTTTTGTTCAGAAGATGGAATGAAAAATGGCAAATGGATAAATCAGTTGAAAGATTTGTACAAATATAAGCATATGCATACGCTCAATTCTAAAAAGAATCAGAACGAATTTATAAAATTTGATGATGATGATCTTGAAAGCATAACAAATTCTTTAATAGGAGATTTGTTTTTTATAAATATAGTAAAACATGATCTTCCTTCAATGAAAGAAGAAGATATTGAAGAATTAAAAAACATTTTGCCTAATAAACTTAAAAAAGCAATAAAATTGCAAGGGTGATTACATATGTCTAATATGACATCAACTGTTAATAATTATAACACTAACAAATTTAAGATAGTTTTATCAAATGTTCCTAATTTAACTGGAAATACTAAATTTGATAATTCCGTCATTAACAATTATGTTAGAGGAATAACTATTCCTGATATAACAATTCCAATGCTAGAATCTTTTTATGGTCAAGCCAGACAGCTTCATCCAAATCCAATAGGTTCTAAAAATTTGAATACTGTTCTTGTAGAATTTAAAGTTGATGACACCATGATGAATTGGTACATTTTTTATTGTTGGCTTGTAAATACCAGAAAAGGACAAAATGTAAGAACCGGATTAGATGGAAAACCATTGCTAAGATTAAATTGTATAGATTCTCTAGATGTTTACAGTTATAATAACATAGATAAAGCTGCTTCACGAATAAAATTTAAAAGTTGTCAAATAACTTCAATTTCTAATCTTGCATTGAAATATGGAACTTCTGATGCTGCAATTTTTACAGTAACTTTAGATTATGAAAATATAGAAATTGAAATTAATCCAACAGAAGCGCCATAAAAAAAGAGCCATAGGCTCTTTGTTTTAGAATTTTGGAAGGAAAAATTCTTGCGATAGATTTATCTTTTCTAGGATTTCTTCACCGCAAGATGGACAAATGAATTTTGCTACAGGCTTTGCGCCAAAAGATCTTTTTGTCAAATTTTTGACTAATTCAGCAAAATCTATTGGAGAAAGTTTTTCATTAACATAATTGTAGCCTTCATAAAGTGTAACGCCATTTCCATTAATTTCTTTGATGTTACTTGAAATTAACATAATGTCTTCATCAATAGCTTCTATAACATTTGGATCATTCTTTAGGCGATTTATCATCAATTCTGTGCCAATAGTAGTATATCCAAATTTAAGTTTATCACCATTAGATAAAGTAACTTCATCAGGAACAGTTTCATCATAATAATCAATCATAAGATTTGCTAATTTAAAATCATGATTTGATTGATTTTCGCACTTGCCGCATACACATTTAAGTTTCATTGGTAAATCATTGTAAGTAAAAGATCTAAGATAATAAATTAGCCAAAGTTTGTCAAGAGATAGAATTTCGTTTAGAGTTATTCCAGAAATACATTCTGACAATATGGAATTCAAAACTCCATTGACATTCTCTTTAGTTAGTGATGACAAGTCTTTAATCTGCTTTACTGAAAGCTTCTTTATAAAGATATCTTTTTTGTAAAATTTTCCACGACTTGGAAGAAGTTCTTTATTAAGCATAATTTCATTTGCTGGCTTGGCTTGCTTTTTGTTAGTTTCTTCAGAATTTTGAATTTTTTGTTCTTCCCTAATTACTTTCATAATTCACCTCAATTTAAAAATCTTTTTCTATATTATTTATGTTCTTTTTCCGCTTATATATTTTTTTCTTATTTTGAATTACTTTTGTTCTTAGCATTCTAGAATTATCACTATCTTTTATTCTTAACTTTCTAAGAAAATCACTTTCTTTTTCAAAATTCATAATTCATATCTCCAAATACACTGGGTGCAATTTCTTTACATATTTTTAACATGGCAAATGCAATAAATCTAATTTCAGGATGTGCCTTTTTACTACATCTAAGTTCAAAGAAATGTCTTAATGCACGGCAATCCATTGTTACAACTATCTCGGTCTTTAGTCCATTAGGCAACACCGTTCTAGCGAGTTCAGGTTTAGCACCTTTTGAAATAAGTTCATTATAATGATCTGCAGCTTCTTGCCATGATTTTTTGATAATGTCATATTCTTCTGATGTAGGATTCATTACACTTGGATTGATAAACTGAATACCTTTTTTCTGATAATTAACATATCTTGTAGATTCTTGTGAATACGCACACCCAATCCTATGTCTAACAAGTTCATGAGTTACACCACGATTTGTCACTATTCTAAATGTCATTGATGCATGTTCAAGAACACTTTGATGTCCACGACTTATACAATTTTTGATAAGTTTACTATCAGATTCTGGTGTAGAATTTGCTTCGCTTTTATAACACACCCTACATGCTCTAGCAATTACATTTTCCATATCTGGAGTTGAAGATTCTAATGTAACACAAGGTTCAATAATTTCTATTTCCATATTAGCCTATCCTTAAAAAATTGTGGTAAATAACTTTTGCTTCTTTCATAATTATATTTAAATGAAGAATCTAATATAAATGTATCGGAACTATCATCTGAGCTTCTTGTACTTCTTCCACAGGATTGTATAAGTCTTCTCCACATTTCTGTACTATACCATTTGTTATTTTGATCTGTAAGTTTTTTTGTTCTTGGGTCAGCAAGAGAAAGCCAAGGTAATTTAACTATTATCTGAAAACGGCTAAGATCGTCTTTAAGATCAACGCCCTCTTGAAGAGAACTGCTTACAAGAACTGTATTTTTACTTTTAATGTGTTTATCAAGAATTATGTTATTTGTCACATCATCAAGTCTAACAAGCAATCTTTTATCCTTTATATGTTCTTTTATAAATCTTGATATTTTTACATTTCCTGTATGAATTATACCTTTTTTATTAGGATATATTGCAAGTATACTTCTTATAGAATTACAAATTTTTGCTATATTATCAGGGTCTTGAAGATCTTTATAATTAGTTGAGCAATTTCCCGCAATATAAATTGGAGACTTTTTAGGATCAAAAGTTGAATTTATTTGTATAGGAAGAACGTCTTCATACTTAATTCCTAATGTATCACAAAATACTTTAAAATCAATTATCGTAGCTGACATAAACAGAAACTTGTCAGCTAAAGGCAGCATTACTTGATTAAAGACCCAATCAACTTTCAATGGAACGACAATTAGGGTTTTTGTATCTGGTCTGTATTCAAAAGACCAATCACGATTTTCATTTTTTTCAAATGTATTGAATTTATCATTTATGGTATTCAGTTCAGTAAGATATGGCTTAGGTTTAGAATCATTGAATAATTTTAACAACTCTCTAATTTCATTTTTTGATGGCTTAATGTCAGTTTCTTCTTTTGCCGGATATTCTTTTTCGTGCAGTTTATTTATTGCAGATTTAAGAATGTCTATGAACTTTTTATTGTTTTCTGTGCAAGATCCTGAAGTTAATTCTGCGGTTTTAAGAAAATTTATTTCTTCACTATTAAGAAATCTTGAAATTGCAAATTTCTTTTCCATATATTCATAATTGAGTTCCATGCTGCCTGCATCAACCAAAAATTTTTCAAGAAGATGCGCTTCATCGAAAATTAGCAATTTTCTTTTATCTCTCATAGGCGGAATTGCACAGTGAAGTGTCGTTGACATAAGTGATCCGTTTGTAAGAAAAATCTTTGCTTTGTTTGCATTTTCAACATGCTCAATATAAGGACATATATGTTTCATTCTACATTCTGTTCTTACATATTTTGCTGTTGGACTAGTTGAAGTACAAGGTCCGTTGGCACAGGTATATCCTGTTAGTCTTTGACAGATGTAATTATCTTTTCCTTTAAGTGAAACAAGATTTTCTCTATAAAAGTCTCTTTCATACTGATCTTGCAATGATTTATTAGCACATATCAGATATGAATTTCCTGCATTTAAGGCTTCAGTTATGGCAATACCACTTTTTCCTGAACCTGTAGGAAGTTCGGCAATTATGAATTTTTTATTAGGATTCTGATTTTTTATTATGAAATATTCTTGCTGTTCTTTTCTTATAGACTTAAATGGAAAATTATTCATTAACACATTCCTTAATTTTTTCTGGAATCTTTACATGGCATTTACCTGATTCATCAAACCAAACATATACCTTATCTTTGACATCATCTATGTTTTCTGTTACACTATCTTTTCCATTATCACAATAATAATACTTCATAGTCTCCTCAAATTAAAAACTTCTTGTTTCTTATATAATTTGTTTAATTTTTTTTGAAGTTCATTCAAGCATTTCTTTGCCTCATTGAGACAATCTTTTTCTGATAAAAATTTAAATTTATTTTCAAAATAAAGTCCTGATTCTTTACATATTATATCAGTAAATAAATCTAAACTAAAAACTCTTTCATTTTCATCTAAACATAATGTTCCATAATTTCCATAATCCTTTATTGTAAATTCTTGATTTATTGAAAAAATTATAGGAATATATCCTTTAGCAAATGAAAGTTTTTTTCTATCATTATAAAGTCCAACAATATGTAATGGCATATCTGATTTGGTATCTATTTTCATATCAAATCTTTTTGCAAATTCCAAAAAATCTTTTATTTCTAATAATGTAAACAACATATAGTGAACTAACTCCACGCTAAAGAGTGAAACCTTCCTGCTCAAGACAACTAATGTTGTCAGTATCAACAGGCTCAACGGACCGTTCCGATCCTAATATTTTTAAACCTTCATTTAATATGTTCAAAGCAGCATTCTTGTCTCTATCCAGAAGCGTATGACAGTTTGGGCATTCCCATTCACGGTCGGCTAATGTTAAAGTGGTATTCTTATACCCACACTTATGACATAGCTTACTAGAAGGATAGAAACTTCCAACTTTGACATATTCTCTACCGTACCAAGCTGACTTATAAGAAATCATATTGCAAAATGTTCCAAAACTAGCGTCTTGAATGGATTTTGCTAACTTATGATTCTTAATCATATTACTTGATTTTAAGTCTTCTGATATAATGACTTGGTTTTCGTTCACTATCTTTGAAGACACTTTATGCTGAAAATCTTTTCTTTGGTTAGAAATCTTTTCGTATATTCTAGCAACTTTTAACTTCTGTTTCTCTCGATTTTTAGATCCTTTGACCATTTTCGATAGCTTTCTCTGGCTACGAGCTAGTTTTTCTTCCGAAACTCTAAAATATTTGGGATTTTCTATCAGACAGCCATCACTATCAATCAAGAAGTCCTTTATACCTAAATCAAAAGCATAAACGTTATCATTCTTTTCAAGCTGAACTGGATCTTTACAGTCTACACAGATGGAACAGAAGTATTTTCCACTTTTACTCTTTTTTACGGTTATATTATGTACTTTAGTTATGTCATACTTTTCAAAATCATATCCTTGTCTAAAACTTACGCTTCCTATCTTAGGTATAAATATCTTCCGATTTTCAATATCTACTAATTTGAAGAAATCTTTTCTCATCTCGCAGTCTCTGAAAGACTGTTTTCCACTCTTTTTATGAAAAGTTGGAGCTTTAGATTGTTGTTTAGATTCACCTTTTAACGACTTCCACCAGTTCTTATATGCTTTGTTTAGATCCCAGATAGACTGACATAAAGCTTGAGAACCTATCTCTTTTAACCAGACATTATCATTTTTGAGTTTTTTAACGATTTCCAATTGATTTGGTGAGCTTTTATGCTCTTTATAATATTCATTTTGAGTATATAATGTACAATTATATAAGAACCTACAAGCCCCAAAAGTTCTATTTAATTTAACTTTTTGCTCATTGGTAGGATATAATCGTATTTCAAAAGCTCTTGTGATCATATGAATATATATTAGAAATCGTTATACATACTCCTCCTTAAAAGGTGGAATTATTGAACGATTAAAATATATAAAATTTTTATAAAAAATAAAAATAGGCAAATTTATTTTTCTGCCTATTTTTCTTTATCTTAATTTTTTCTATTTAATGAAAAGATCCTTTTCAGCTGTACGTCTTTTAGTTAGCCCAGGAAGAACTTTTCCGTCGGCTTTATTCCATTTTATAAATTCTAATGCCGCACCAGAAAAATTCTTTGCATTTACTTTTTTTAACAAAGTTGAGCTTTTAAGGTTTCCAATTCCAACATTGTAAGCAAAATCTACAAGTGCATCAAATTGATTTTGTGTAACTTGAATTTTTAGCAGTTTACTAACTCCAGAAGAAAAATTCGTAACCACAGTTGTAAGTAAATTCGTTGCATCTTGCTCTGTGATAGGTTTATCTTTAAGTGTAACTTTTTTCCCATTAGAATAAAACGTTGAACCGTATCCTATTGTTGGAACACCAGCTGGACATTTGTAAGGTTTAGCCCTGAAACCTTCAAACATCTTAATCATGTTAATGCAGTTTTGACTTGGTATCATTTTTTCCTCTTAATCAATATAGATGACTTTCTTTTTACCAGTCTTTGTATTCTGCCAGATTTCCCTATGAGGCATCTGACTTACAACTCGCCATTCTTCATCTGAATCTTCATCTGAATATTCAATGGGTTCTGACGGTTTTTTAGCAGCGGCCTCTTTCATTTTTTCAAAACATTTTTTCTGCAAATTGAATAAAGGAGTCCCTCTGCCATCAGAATATCTTGTTTCGGTTTCATCATCATGCTCTTTAATATATTTTTTCACTAATGCAGCAAATGATCCTCTGTCATATGCAAAAGATTCCATTGTATCTTCAAAATTCTTAAGTTCTTCTTTGTCCATTTCATCAATATCCATATAAAGATAATTTTTAATTATAGTCAAAGCTTCATCCGAAGACATATCAGTAAGTTCATCCAATGAAACTTTTCTGTTTAAATTAATCCTGTTTTCTTTAAGAATTTTCATTTCATCTTCAGTTAAAACTACCATATACTTTTTCATATTCCATCTCCTATTGTAATTCTTTTGCTATTTCTTGCATTACAGCTTCTTTAAATTCTTTTATGTCATATATGTCATTAACTATTGCAAAATTATTTACTTCCCTATTTGCTATTCTATCTAATTTATCTACTTCATTTGCAAATTTTCTTATTATGACTAAAGCCACATGTTTAACATCTTCATTTGTCCAATCTTCTTTTATATGATGTTGAGTAATGCTTAAAATTTCTTGAAGTTCTTTTTCTGTTATTATTGCTTTGTACTTTTTCATTTTTCCTCAAAACTGAAGTCTAAGGCCAGTTTTGCCTTTTATTGAATATCCATCTGTCCAATTTGAAAAACCCTTTTTGGAAGCTTCTACGCCCAAAAATACTGGCCCCAAAACCTTATAATCAACACCAGCTGACGCTCCAAAATCTGTATTTAATTTTTTATCAATAGTAAATGTTCCGTCAGCATATATATTAAATTTCTTTTCTTTTATTATAGATTCAGCTTTCTTTATATTTTCTTTTTTTGTTTTTTCTTTTACATAAACTGTATCATATTTAATAACTGAATCTTTAACAACATTCACATCCGTTCTTTTTGAAAGAGAATCTTCAAGAGCCACTATTTTAGCTTCCATTTCCTTTTCGTATTCAGAATGTTCAATATAAACCTCTTTAATACTATCCTTATAGATTACTCTTTCATATATTTTTGTATCATTTTTCTTAATTTTGCTTGTAGAATCTATAAAATTGTATTTACTTAATAAAGATGTATAAACAGAATTTAATGAATCATAATGATATGAAAAATTCTTTACTTTTTCTTGATATTCTAATTCTGTCTTGACTTTTTCTGACTGATATGTTTTTTTGTCAGTACATGAAGAATTGTATTGGTATATGCATAAGGCAGATACAGCAAGTATTATGATGATAAGAACTAATTTTACTTTATCCATATTGTATTTATATAAATATAATAATGAAAAAGCAAAATATATTCATAAGAATTTTAAAATTTTTTAGACTTTTAAATGATAACGGAGATCTTAGTCTTACTAATATCCTTCTTGTAGCATTTTCTATAAAATTTTTACTTCTTCCTAGTTCCGACTTTGCTAACATGAGTTCTGTATTTTGCGCATTAGTTCCTATTCTTACTTCAGCCGGAATGTATGTTTCTAAAAATTATATGCATCAATCTAGAGAAAAATTTGAAAAAACTCTAGAAAAACAAAGGACTGTCCGTGTGGACAATCCTGATGAAAATTAAAAATTATTTTAAATTTTGTAAGTTTTTCTTTCTTTGAATTCTTGAGTTTTTCCTATATTCCAATTTTTAACTGGTCTATAGTATCCTGTAATTCTTGACCATATTTCTGTTTCTTGTCCGCATATAGGACATGTATGTTCTTCCCCATTTATATATCCATGTTTAGAACATATACTATAAGTTGGAGACAATGTAAAATATGGAAGTTTATAATTTTCAGCAATCTTTTTTACTAGATTAGCAGCGGCTTTCCAATTCGGAAGCTTTTCTCCAAGATATGAATGAAACACCGTCCCAGAAGTATATAATGTCTGAATAGGATCCTGATGATCCAAAGCAGTAAATATATCTGATGTAAAATTCACTGGAAGATTGGAAGAATTTGTATAATAAACATCTTTTCCTTTTCCTGCTGTAATTATATCAGGATATGTCTGCTTATCATGCAATGCAAGTCTTAAACTTGTACTTTCAGCTGGAGCACTTTCCAAATTAAAAAGATCCCCGTATTTTTCCTGATAATCAGAAAGGCGCGCACGCATATGATTAAGTACATCAATTGTGAATTTTTGACCTTCTGCAGAAGAAATATCCTTTTTTATCCACTTAGCATTAAGACACATTTCATTCATTCCGAGTGTAGCTATTGTGCTGAAGTGATTTTTAAATGAACCTAAATATCTTTTAGTATATGGATATAATCCTTCTTCCATAAATTTTGTAACAGTTTTACGTTTAATATCTAGTGATCTTGCTGCTATATCCATCAACTTATCCAATCTTACATAAAAGTCTTTTTCATTTTCAGCAAGATATCCTATTCTTGGTAGGTTTAAAGTTACGACACCTATAGATCCTGTGCTTTCTCCACTGCCAAAATAGCCGCCTGACTTCTTGCGAAGCTCTCTTAGGTCCAAACGCAACCTACAACACATACTTCTAACATCACTAGGTTTCATATCACTATTGATGTAGTTACTGAAATAAGGCTGTCCAGTTTTTGCGGCCATTTCAAAAAGTAATTTTGTATTTTCTGATTCTGACCAATCAAATTCCTTTGTGATGGAATATGTTGGAATTGGATACTGAAATCCTCTTCCATTAGCATCACCTTCATTCATAACATCAAGAAATGCCTTGTTCACCATATCCATTTCTTTCTTGCAATCTTTATAGCAAAAATCCTGTTCTTTGCCGCCAACAATACAGTTAAGTTCTGCCAAATCATTAGGAACAGTCCAATCAAATGTAAAATTAGTAAATGGACTTTGTGTTCCCCAACGACTTGGTGTATTCAATCCAAAAATTAAACTTTGAATTTCCTGTTTTACCTGATCTTGTGTAAGATTGTCGATTTTTACAAATGGTGCAAGATATGTATCAACAGAAGAAAATGCCTGTGCTCCTGCCCATTCGTTCTGCATTATTCCTAAAAAGTTAACAATCTGATTACATAGTGTTGATAAATGACTGGCTGGCTTGGAAGAAATTTTCCCAGGAACTCCAGAAATTCCTTCAAGCAACAATTGTTTCAATGACCAGCCTGCACAATATGCACTTAACATTGCGGCATCATGAATGTGAAAATCAGCATTACGATGTGCCTTAGCAATTTCTTTATCATAGACATTATTAAGCCAGTAATTTGCAGTAACTGCGCCAGAATTTCCAAGAATAAGACCGCCCAGAGAATATGTAACTGTTGAATTTTCCTTTACTCTCCAGTCATTTTGTTTAAGATATGAATCCATTAAATTTCTATAATCGAGTAGAAAATTTGCCTCTTCTCTTGCCTTATCTCTTGTTGTTCTATAAACAATAAAAGCTTTCGCCGTAGAAGTAAGACCATGAAGCATCAAAACTCTCTCAACTTCATCTTGAATTTGCTCAACAGAAGGAACTTTATATCCCTTCTTTTCAAGTTCTTCCTCAACCCGTTCTTCCAAATGATCTAGCAATTCATCTTTTGGATCCTTTTCTTTAGTTTCAACTAAAGTATTTTTAATTGCTAAAATTATTTTACTTGGATTAAACTTACGGCGTCTGCCATCTCTTTTTATTACATTTTTGAACATCATTTTCCTCTTTTGTTGATGTTTATGTTAATACTATACAATATATTGTTATATTTATAAAAATGAGGAGTCATTTTTCTTTGACTCCATCATTTAAAAAACATCAACCTATTTTTAATTAAATTTTCAATTCTGTCTGATTTGCATCATTATTGTCATAAATTTCTACTGGAAAAGTAGCCGTTAGCATTTTTGGCTTTCTATGTTTCTTAGAATCTTGAGGAATATCCTCAGCCACCTTGGCCTTAAGATATGGAATAACGAAATTGAAGTCTTCTTTTGCAGCATCCTTTTCAAATTCAAATGTATATTCTGTACTAGTAGCACCTTCAGCAATATGTTTCTTGATTACAGAAACTGACATAAGTTTTCCTGTAAATGTATCGGCTACTCCAAAATCAACACTAAGTTCAAGATTGTATTGGTCCAAAGGTATCTGAACCTTTGACCATGCAGCATCAGCTGTGAAAATCTTATCAATTTCTTCAACACCAGCTGCTTTCAGAGGATCAAGCATTTTATTTATTGCACCAAACTCTTTTGTCTTTATACCAATTTTAGCAAAAACATTAAGATTTTTAACAGTCAACTGATACTTAACTAAACTTCCAGAACAATTAATTTTCATATAATAACCTCATTAAAAGATATTACAAATATAACAAAAAATTCAGGACTTTAAAAATCCTGAATTCATAAAAATTATTTTGTGATTTTTTCTAAATTAAGTTTAACCTTCTGAATATAATTTATACTTTCAGTAGGAATAGCATCCTTCTTTCCCTTTTCATAATTCTTTGCGTGTTTCGGGCCGCCATTGTATGCTACCAAAGCCGCAGAAAGTCCATGTTCATCTCGCAAATCTTTCATAATTATAGCTTGTAATTTTATACAAAATTGCGGATTAAATAAAGAATCATCTGAAAATTTTATTCCATTCTTCTTAGCATATTCTTTTCCTGTTGCTGGCATTATTTGACATAGTCCTTTTGCTCCAGCGGATGAAATTTTATCAGTTCTATAATGAGACTCGGCCTCAGCCATTGCAGCAAGAAGCAAAGCAAAATCACTTCCAGATTTTACAGAATCGGCTTCATCATAAAAGGCACTTGCCATTATTAAAGCCTCAGAATCATTTATGTCTGTATTTACACTTTTTATATGATTTGCTAAACTATATACATCTTTATAATGTGTATTTTGTTCTTGCAGTTCATATATTTTTTGATTAAGATGGTATACTTTATCTTGATACATACCAACAATTATGCTACTACATAAAAGAATGGCAATTATCATTGTACATAGAAAAAACTTTGAATTTAATTTCATTAAACCTTCAAAAGAATTATTTTATGTCCATATTTAGTTGAAAAATCGTTAAACCCATCATTTACATCTAAAATCCCATTTTTAGAATTTTCACCTAGTGTATTGAACACCCAGTTTCCTGTCATTATTTCTGGAATTGGCAGATGATTCATTTCTGTGAAATTAAAAAACGCTTCAGCCTTCATTTCTCCATTTCCCCAATTTTCGACTGAAGTCACTACCCATTTAATTTTTTCTCCATCATAATTGTACATAACCTTGTACATATAATCAGATGGAGCATTTTTAAGAACCTGCCTAAAAAGCTTCTTAAGCCTTTTTGAACTACTGTCAGGATTTCCAAACAAAAAAGTAAAATTATATTTTGCTATTAGAAAAATACTTTTCTTTTCAATTAATACAGTCTTATAATCAGAAGGAACATTGAAATAATAAAAATAATTGTTTTTGTTTTCCTCAAAATAATCTTGCGCTAAAATCATACATTTTTCTCCTTAATTATTATTTCTCCAGAAATTGATTGAAACCTTGATAACATTTTATTAATTGTGGAATCAGGAACACTGTGAATATTGTAAAACCTATTTTCCATTCTAAAAATTGTAACATCAATTTTATTTTCTGATGCATATTTTAGATAAGGTTCAAGTTCTTTTTTCGTTGTAAATGTATTAGCAACAATTGCTTCAGCTTTTTCATTTGATGATAAAAACCATTTCATTCTTTCAAAACAATCTTTGTGGGCATCAGCTATTTTGGAAGGATTCCAATCATACTTTCCAGATTTCATAAAAAACTGGTCAGCTTCAAAGATTTCTCTTTTCACACCATCAGCTTTTTTCATAATAGATTTAGCAAAAGTGCTTTTTCCTGACCCTGGAATTCCTCTTATTAGAATTAAACTTTTGTTATATTGCATTGTGGCCCTTTTGATAAATCTACGCACGGAACAATTTTGTAACTATATTCTGGAGTGAACTAACTCCACCATGAATGGTGGAATTTTCGTTTTCGTTTCTACGACTTAACTTGCAGTCAGTATTGCTACCGATAGTAGAGGCTAATGTCTCAACGGAGGCTTGTTCCAAGCACTCAGCTCTGTTAATTGTGACCTTGACATTTTTGACCTAAACTCTCTATATTTGTATTTATATTAAAAGCAGTTTAAAGATTACCATTTTAGTACTATTTCTAATATAATTTTATGTTCACAATAGTATGCAAATGGTCTTGAAATACCATCTTAAAAGGTGGTATCTTCCGACCACTCTATTTTAAATGCTGTTGTGATGATGTATGTCCGTTGAAAATATAATACAAAAGTTCATTTCTTAATCTTTTATCTTTCACATTTTCCACAACAAGATCAACGAGTTTTTCTTTAGCTTCATTATCTGACATATTTTCTCCTATTTTAATTTTCACAATTCAATTTTCACAATACAAAATTGTTGGATTGTCTTTGTGAACAGTTACCTTCATATCATTCCAAATCTTAATGTCCTGAACTTTCATTCCTTGGCATTTAAAGATGCTTTGCATATTGAAAGGATGAACAATAAGATGTACTCCACTTTTAGATGGAATTCTAGCAATAATCATATTTTCAGGTTTCACTTTTGCATTAAGCCCAGGCGTTCTTAAGACATTCTCAATTGAAGTAAGTCTAGTATCGTCCAGCTTGATGTCATCAACGTCAATTAGCCAAGATTGAGTTTCCCTAGGCTCGGTATTTACTATTCCACAAGCTGAATAAAGTGCTCTGAAGGGATTTCTAATTTCATCATTTTTTGATACCTTTGCAAGAAAGTCATTTACAAACTGAAATGAAATTTGCTTATAATTTCTTCTGTTCAATCTTATATAGGCACGAGCATTTAAGTTTTCACAAATCCATTTAATTTCTGATTCGTGTTCAGCAAGAAACCCATCATATGAAACCAAATAATCTCTTACTATTCTATCTCCATTGTTTCCTGTGCAATGAATGTTGCCATCTTTCTTTCTACGAAGTATTTCAAGATAATAGCAATCACCTGGGTTTTCAAATTTCAAAAGATGATTGATAAGTGAAAAATTATTAACTGGCATATTAAAATTCCTTTTTAAATTCTTTAAGAAATTGTTTTAAATTGAATTCGCTTCCATAGGCAAAACCTAAAATTGAGCCAATATGTTTTTTGAATTTATCATATTTGGCTATAATAGCAAAAGCGTCTTTTCTAAGAATATTTTGTTTCTTGATATATAAGCCTTCAGCTATACATACATTTTTATCATTTGCATATTTGGCTTCAATGTCTTTAGCTTTTTCTTTAAGATCAGGCATTTCTTCAGGAATCATCATTAGAATTTCTTTAGAAATTTTTCCATTTTCTGAAAGATTTTCAATTAACATATTTTCATCAAGATTATGATATACTCTCTGAAGTTTGAGAAATTCGTTCCCTTTGATTTTACATTTGAAACCATTTTCAAAAGTTACAACTACACCTTCAGAAGAAACTGGCATATTCTTGGCAAATTTATAAACATCTTTCATTGAGGTAAATTCAAATACCTTTGGCATATTGGCATCAATTTTCAATGATTCTGCTTTAAGTTCATCAAGAGGGATTTCTTTCCCGTTTTCTTTATGAAGTATTCCAAGAAGATATAAATCTTCTTTATAATATTTAGTAAGAGGATGCTGATCTCCAGCATATACCACTTCAAAACAGTAAGTGAAGTCAGGATTCATCTTGTCAGTGTGAATATGTGAATTACGAATGTACGCAGTTGCCCATATAGCCTGTTCGCTATCAAAAGCCCCACCGGTTTTTACATACCATTTTCCATTCCAGAAAAATGCAATTCCAAGACAACCGTCAATTTTTTCAGTCACGTAGAATTTCTTATCAAAGGCTGGAATAAATCCAGTATAACCAAATTTCTTAATGTCTTGTTCCTGCGCAAATTTTACTTTGTCAAGAATTTCAGTTCCACCGTTTTCTGGGAAAAGTTCTTCATAGTTGAAAAATTTACGAAAAGGAAAAGCCACAACATTTCCATTTTCGTCATAAACAATTCCACGAGAAACGAGGGCTTCAAAAGGCCATTCACGAGAATATACAGCTTCAGCCGTATATTTGTAACCACGAAGTCCTTTAAGTTCAGGATTTTTAGAAGCATGTTCAAAAACTAGTGACATAATTTTTTCCTAAAGATTGTTCAATTTCGTTTTAAGTTTTTCTTTTTTTTCAAGTTCAATTTTATTCATTGCTGAATATGCCATTCTATATAACATATCAACTTGATTTTTCAAAAAATTTGTAAATTGTATTTTATTTTCTTCTTTAAGCATTGATTCATCTGCAAAAAATCTTGCATTTGAACAAATAATAGAAAACAATTGATTTTCTCCAGCAATATACATTATTTTTTTAAAATCAAAACTAAATTTTATTAAAAATTTAGAAACATTTTCTTTATATGTTCCGCAGGCCCATTGTAAAGCTGATTCATTAAAGCCCAGAGAATTGAACTTTGTTTTGGAATATACATTAAGTTCTTTAACAATATTTTTTGCTATTTCTTTTTCCATATTCAAAATATATTAAATTTTTGCATAACTGTCAACACAAATATGCAAAATATATCAAAAAATGTACCATTTTATCTTTCTAAAAGAAAGAAGATAATTATCACCAAAATAACTATACCGGTATTCATTTTAATTCTCCTTTGAAACTGGTGAAAGTTCTTCTATGTTAACTGGTCTATACCAAGCTTCCCATGATACATTGTTTTGATTATTTTCAAATGGAATTTTTGAATGAGTATGCCCGTGCACATATATTTCATCAGAAGCTAATACAGATTTATCAAATGGATAATGCTGGCAGTGAATAACTTTCCCTTTCCATTCTATATCAACAAATGGATAAACGAAAACTAGTTCTTTTTTAATTATAGTATTATCGTGATTTCCCTGAATGAAAATTTTATTTCCGTTTAAAGCGTTATACTTTTCTTTAAAATATGCTTCAACTTTATCACCTGGAATACCAAGCATAAAATCACCCAAGAATATAACAGTATCATCTGCTTTTATATTTTCATTCCATTTTGTTATGATATCTTCATTCATTTCAAAAACAGTTTTATATTTTCTTATTTCTTCAAAATGAAATGGACAAGATTCTACAAGCCGTTGATGATTAAAATGAGTATCAGAAACAAACCAAAGATTTTTAGATTCGTCAAATTTCATAATATAGCGGCAAATGCCTCTCCAAACATAAATGCAACAAATAAGATTGTAAAAAACAGCAATCCTATTATGCTTAATCCCCAAAGAAAATTTTTAGTTTCTTCCTTCATATATCTATTTATGAATCTTTGTCTTCATCGGTTATGTCACTGTGAAGTTCAACCATTTCTTCCATATATTCTTTAGCTGTTTTCTTCGGCCACTGTTCTTTAATATCTTCTTTTTCACTATTTTTTAATGCGTCAAAATGTTTATTTATTTCAATTATAAGTTTATCATAGATTTTAGGATAAGTCGTTTTTGCCTGAACCATAAAATTCACAATATCGTAAATTTCATCGATAGAGCCATCATTATATTCAAGAACGATTTTACTGTCTTTGAACAGATGATTTTCTAAAATCCATTCATATTTTGCAGATTTAACATCCTTGATATTCTGCCACAGTTTTCCATTTTTATCATTCAAGCAAAACCATTCAGGAAACTTTGGAGGATTTTCTTGTGTATATTTTTCAGAAACACATACTTCATCAACTCCATCATCTTCAGAATTGTAATATAGATGCTGTTCATAATCAGGGTCATTAGCATATTCAAAACAGCCCTTCTTACCCTTCCATCTAATTCCAAAAATATCAGTGAAAACGCATTCTCTCATATTGAACTGATCTGCATCTTTTTCTATACTATCAAAATAGGGCAATTTATCATTCTGCTCAGTTTTCCAGTTATATTTTCTAGCCCTAAACTTGATATATGTATCATTATCAGCTGGGTCAATTTCCCAGCTCCATTTTTCAGAAAAATATTTAAGATAGTTAGAAAAATAACATTTAATCATAATTTCCTCTTTTCAAAAAATATACAAAAATTATTTTAAGACAACAATGGTCAGACATATTTTTTCTTACACAATGTCTGACCATATATGTTTTAGTTTTTCTTATAGATCATCTCTATGATTCATCGTATTATCAGAAATTTTCAAAAATGAATCAAGTGCTTTGTCAGACTCTAATATCAGTCCAGATTTATTAAGATTTTCATATTGCCAATTTCTTATTTCGTTATATTTATCTTTTTTGCAAAGTTTCCAAAATACTTCATCAATCTGATCTACAGAATAAGAAAGTTTTATCTTTGCTTCTGGATTGATTTCTTCATACGGAGAATCTTTACTATCATCAAACACCGTTCCTAGAAGAACGTTTCCACATATAGAAGATTCATAAAATCTCAACGCTGATTTAGATTTGTTGAACTCATTGGATACAAGTGGCGCAATTTGAAAATCTGCATTAATTTCTTGTGCAAGTCTTGGATATGTATATGAATTACCCCACGGAACAAAACGAATCTTGTCTTTTATTTCTTCAAAGAAATATGGAAGTGCTCCCATGATGACGAAGTCAATTTTATTTTCGTTTACATTTTTTATGACCCAGTCTTTCCATGAATTTTCCCAGTCACCAAGCATTCCCGGTCTTCCAGAAAATCCCTTCGGTTCAGCTGGAGAAGGTCCACGTGGCGGAATAGGATTACTATAATGTGTTGGAGAACCTGAATACAAAACCACAGGCTTCTTAAGATCATCGGTTAAATCCTTTCTACGAGGATAATTCCACAAAAATCTTGGAACTGTATTTTTTACGGTAATTACATTACTAGCATGAAATTTATATTCCATGATTTTTCTAAGATAATCGGTTGATGTAACAACAAGATCCATCATGTTTATAATTTGTGGAAGGCATTCTTCTATTTCTGCATCAATTTGCGGATTCCTTCCAATAGATGATGGATTATAATCAGGTACGGCATTTTTAGATTCAGAAAATGGAGATGCAAAAAATAAGTCATCAATTTCATAAACTAAATTATATCCAAATTTTTGCTGCAATGCCTTATATCTTTGAAGAATACTTAAATGCTGCTTAGCTGCAGGTTTTTGCCATATAATAGCTTTTGTACAAGCAAGAATGTTAGGATCAAAAGTAAATATAGGACTTATAATATACTGAACACCATATTGCTCGTTAGCATTAAAATAATCAGCGAAATAACGCAGACGTACATGACTACAACCTGACCTATCACAAGCATATACCAACACTATATTTTTTCTATCATCATTATTCATTTTCAACATTTAATAACCTCAATTCATTATATAAATATACAAATTTATTTATAGGTTGAATTTTATTTGCCCGCAGTCATAGAGTTTTCTCAATCCAGCAAGTTCACAAATTTCAGATTCAGTCAATTCGTCTTTGTAAAAATCTTTTGTCAATGGATTGTTCTTAAGTTTATATTTTTGAAAATTCATTCTATTTTCAATTCCATTTTTTGTGACATAGGAATACCCAGGTTTAGAAATTGAGATTATATCATTTCCATATACGGAATGTTCTTTCATCGTATATCTTCTGTCGGCATACGAGACGACATCAACTATTCCAGTTTCTTTTTTGAAATGACTTACCAGTTTTTTCATTCCGCCCAGGACTGATAAACCTGCTTTGGAGCAATAACGCAGCAACTCATATTCGTCTTTCTTAAATCTTGATTTTCCAAAAGAAGCCACAGCCACAAGTTCATCTTTGAAATACAGTCCATATTTCCATTTAGCCTTGACAGATCCTTGAATGTGATAAGATTCACAGAACAGTTCATAGTCGTCATTTTCTATCTTTTCACAATGACATTGTCTAGCACCTAACTTTTTGTTAAAGCCGAGAAGAGATTTAATTCTGTCAATTATGACATCCTGTTGTTCATACCATTCCGAATCGTATATGTGAAGAAGATGAATACCTTTAGATTCACATTTTTCTGTCTTTTCTAAATGATATGTTGAAGGTTTAAGATTGCCACTATGCCAATATATTCCATCACATTCTATTGCAAGTTTTACATCAGGAAAATAGATGTCCAATTCCTTTCCATCAAGAATTTCTCTGTCATTTTCTATAATCTTCCCTTTATAGAATTTTTGTATTTCTTCTATCATTTCGTTTTCAAACTCTGATCTCTGAGAAGAATATATTGATTTAACTGGATGACATATATGACATGAAGGAAAATGGGAGCCATAATAACAAAAGACGTTATCACATTTTAGACATCTAAATACATGAGATGAAAGCCTTAACAGACTTTTGTTTTCTGTGAAAAGATCATTCCATCTTTTCACCCTAATTTCTTTTGCTGTGTTTTCAGCTATTATATGTTCTGAAGCCAGCTGCCAATTATGCCTGACACCATATCTTTGCATCATAGTGGCTTCACTCTTGTTTTTCCATTCAGCAGTGCCTAAATTTGTATAATTACCAAACAGTTTAAGACAGGTCTTTTCTCGCTTTGCTTTGTTGTTAAAGTTCCTGTCTCCATATTTTTTTAATTTTGTTTCGGCGGCTTGTTCTTTGAAATTTTTAGCTTGTGTGTATGCATCACAACCATACTTTTCATTACACGTTTTTCTATACGTCTTGGACATACTTCTGTATCGGCAAGACTTATCAGAACAAGTTTTTTTGTATCCACGTGAAAGTGAACAGAATGCACGTTTCTTTGAACAATATGGACACTTTTTATCAGATGAATCTATATATTCGTCGTAATAATCTTCTAATTTTTTGTGATGTCCTTTCACCAGATGAACAGCCAAATCGTTCATCGTCTTATATAATTTTCCACATATTTCACACTTAAACATCTTAAGATAATTCTCAAATATATTTATCAGCTAAGTTTTTTAATGTATTTTATATTTTTTGGTTGAATGTTGTTTTTCACATAAATTCCAAAATCACTGCTCTGATCTTCATACATTGTATAGTTTTTTGGAATCGTCACTTCATAAAGAAAATTCTCTTGGTCAAAATTATATTCAAAATCGGCTGCTAAATTTTCTATAGTGTCTTCTGTTTCCTTTTTCAAATCTTTCAAATTTTTTATTTTATCTTTGTAAGTTTCATATATTCTTTCAACGGATATAAGATATATTCTAGGCGAATGACCTTCAAATCTATCATCATTATTCTTAGAACCTTTTACTCTTAGGCCAGTATTCATAATAATATCTGGTGAAGTTTTAGATATATGAAAAAACTTACTCATATAATTAGAAAAATCTAAAGATGGAAAATGTACAGGATTATCATATTTGTTATTAATTAATTTCAAATCATCAGCTCTAAGCGCAAAAGAATTTTCATTTCTTCTAATCAACTCAAAGCCATACTTTTTGGAAAATTCTATAAAATCTGGAATTCTTTTAAGAATTTCATTAGGAAATTCTAGGGTCTTTTCTTTGTCTGATTTTTTAACTTCAATATCATCAAGTATATTTCCGTAAGTTTTTTCTATATAACTAAGAAATTTCTCAATATGAATTGGACGAAGAAATTCTTTCAACGTATAACAAGATTTAATTTTCATTTTATAAATTTTCCTAATTTTCCTTTATGAAATGGAAAATCATAAGAATTGTTCTGTAATGCATCACCTATGAAAAAGTGATTATCTTTTCCTTTCATGAAGTACGATTCTGGAAATCCTAGTAACATAAGACGGGTTTTGGCTACATTAAAAATCTTTTTATCAAGTTCAATACCGTAAATGTTTTCAATCTTAAAGCCAGCAAAATATGCAACTACCAGAAGATTAGCTGCACCCATAGTTGGATCAAGTATTGTTCCATTTGTATCTGGGAAATTTTCCAACATTCTTATTGAAATTTCTGGAGGTGTAAAAAATTGTCCCATAGCTTGACGTTCTTCTACGGTTTTTCCAGCATACATATTTTCTTTCCAACTGGTATATTCGTTATTAATTTTATCTTTAATGTCTTTGCTTAACTTCATATTTTAAATATAAAAAATTTTTTTAAGTCTAAATTTTGAAATAGGATTTTTCACGTATATTCCTGCGGAAAATGCTTCATCAATATAAATATCAAAATTTTTGGGAATTTCACATTCATATATGTACAAATTTGAAAAGTGATGATATGATTTAAGTTTCTTAGCAAGATATGAAATGATTTTTTCCGTCCCTGGACCATATTCAAAATTTTGTTCAGATAATACAGAGCTAACAAGATAAATTCGTTCATCATATTTTTCAAACCTATCATCAGCAAGCGATGCTTTTGGAACTATGCAGCTTCCGATTGGAATTTCTGTTCCTGTTATATGATAGAATTTTCCAGAACGAATTTCGTCTTCTTTATCATTCCAATCAAACTGAGAAGTCGTAGACTGATGTGGCTTATATGTCTGTCTAACGATTATATAAGAATTAAATTTTTTAGATATGCAATAACCATAAGTTTTAAGAACGGAATCTAATTGCCTTTCTGATATAACGGTGAATATATCAGAAGATAGATGAATTTCCTGAACACCTCTTCCAAAATCGTTTTCTCTTATAACAAAATTATTAAGATCCAACTTAAAACGATTTTTCAAAAATTTCTTAAGTTGTTCTAAAGAGACAGAAGTAAGCATCTCCATAAGAAGATTATTTTCATTCATTAAAATCGTCTCTTTTTC